CGGCTGAATGGGTTAGATGTCCCGGGAAGCAGTTGAGCTAATAAAGACAGTTTGTTTGCGATGTCAGAAAAAGCCATAAGGCTTTGATAATCAAGGGTTTTACCCCTATTTTTCTATGTCAAAAGGTGGAAGTGGATTTAAATCCATTTCACCCCCTGTTCAGGATGTGCCTCGCGCCCGGTGGGTTGAGGATTTTGCGGTTTCCGCTGGAATATGTGGTGCGTTTCGATACTTCGGTGCCGCGGTTGCCTGTAAATTTATCGGATTCGCCGGTAGAGGGAAGTCGTGCGCCGAGCATCGATGCCGCCACGGCACAGCCGATTATCCCGTCGAACCAATGGTTGTCGGATGCCTCCGGGCGCAGTCGCCACTCGTCGACTTTGCGGCCACGGCCTTCCGTCTTGACTCGAAACTCGGACGTGAATTGTTCTGAGATGAGCTGATGAGTCAGGGGATTGCTTCCAAAAAGCGACAAGTTACCCTTGTCGCCCATGGCAAGAGCGAACCTCGCGTGGATGAAGCTTTTCCAGTAATTGGTATCAAAAAGGGCGTGACGGATGGCTCGTTTGCCCCGGACGTTCGGGATCATCCAGTTGTGTCCGATGCGGTCGCCGGGCTGGCGGCGGTACTCCCAGAAAGGCTTCGACGAAGCTCCGATATATCTTCCGTGACTCGGCAGAAGGACAGCTGCGTGTGCGTTTTGCCGGCAGAACTGATAGACAACGTCGGTCGACTGACCCCAGTTTGCGTCGACAAGACAACGTTCAATTTTCATCATTGCGCCATCGTCACGAAGCCACTCTTTCTTAAGGTATGCCTCGCATACTTTTTCGAGTCCGCCATAGATGCAGCCTTCGAGTCCGGCCCCGGGAGTGGCATCCTGGAGAGTCGGGTGCGCATCCTTCAGGTGGAAGTATTTGCGGAACTGCTCAGGGTAAGTTCCGTAATCAATAACGTATCCGGTGAAGTCTTCTTCCCATGCGGCGATCAGCCAGTACAGGAGTTCCTTCTGAACGTCGATAAACATTGTCACGAAATTGCATCCGACGGGGATTTCGCCGCGCTTCATACCGTTTGTTTTGCGGGCTATTTCATCGGCTGACATGATCTTGTCTTCGCTGAGATTTTCCGGCATCGGTTCGTTCTGATACTCCCCCCAGAACGCGAGTTCGTCCTGGAATTTGAGATTCATCGCATGCTGAACGGCAGAGAGTTCGTCATGATTAAAACGGGCTTTCCAGGCGATTTCCGCGCCCTCGTCCATTTCGTTTCGGTGTGCTTCGTAAAAGGCGGTGGCATCTCTCAGGTCTCCATGTTCGCGTAAAGAATCTGCCCGTATTTCGGAGTACTGCTCCCAGAGCTTTTCGTCGGATGGGAATTTATAAATCATCTTCGTCCGCTCGCCGTTCCATTCCGGGTGTGTCGCACTGTTCAATATCTGATCCGCCATGTCACTCTGACGAATCACCGTGCATGGCATGATGCCGGATATTTTCTGTCCCGGCCCGGCAAGTCCGAGAACGTCACCAGCCAGAACACGCACCCGCTTTCTGGTCTGCTCCAGAGAATTAGCCGATTCGGAGGTCTGCGGATCGTCGATGATTACAAGCGACGGCCGCACGGGTTTCGCGTTGCTGGGGCGCTTGAATTTCATGCCCCTGATTCGCCCGGTAATTCCGGCCACCCGAATGATCGCGCCGGAAGCGGAGCTTCCTTTTATAGTCGGCAGAACAATTTCATTCGCAGTCCAGCTGATGCGTGTGCGCTGGCCTCTATAAAGTTGTCCGGAGCAACGATTTGAGATGCCGCCCAGGCACTGGATCGGAAACACGACTTCGGGAAAATCTTCAAGAAGAAGCTCGTTGACTTCGAGTTCCGTCTTGATGCTGTCGAGCATCTCAAGCGCTGCGGTTTCCGTGGAACTTATCAAGGCGACGAATTCCCGGTGTCCGTAAAGCATGGCCCAGAGACATGCCGTTTCGGCGAGCGTCGATTTGCCGGAACCGCGCGGCATCGCCATCGCAAAAAGTCCGCCGTGAAGAACAGCCTGTTCTATCTTCGCAATCACCTTCAGATGATCGTCCGACCACATGAGATGGAACGTGTCACGGAAATAGCTTTCACAGAAAAGCCTGAACTTCCTTTCGCAAGCGGCCTTTCGTTCCGGATCGGCTACCGACGGCAGCGGCCCGATATCGCGGCCCGACATCGAAAGCGTCGCATTCCTTGCTCGCGCCGACTCTTTGAACGTCTCGTAGTCGGGTGCGGCATGCTCGACTTGCGGCGCATGTTTCCTGTCGAAAAGCCACGCGACATATCGCGGCAGGCTTATCAGCTTCCGGTTGCCGGAGTCGGCGATCCGGAACTTCACCTGATTATAATGACGGTAAACCTGGCGTTCCGTAATGACCGTCCCAAGTGGAGTCAGGTTCAGGAGATGCGCCAGCTCGATCGGCCTCAGTTTAAATGGATCAATTGCCACTTTCAAGCTCCTTTACCAGCCATGCCGCGTAGTGTACAAGGTTCACCGTTCCGTCTGGATTTACGGGCGCGCCAGCGCTGATATCCTTGCGGATATTTTCCTCGGAAACGTGGCGGCTTCCGGAGCGTCGCAGGATATTCACAATATCTGAAATCGGCAATGCCGTGCCATTGAGTTGGTTCTTGTTCATGGTTTATTTTATCCATGCCGAGTAACCGAAATCGTCGACCGCATTTCGGGCGTTCTGGGCTACCAGCAAGCGCCAGTAGCGCAAAGGTGAATACCACAGAGTCCTTTCCTTTGCAAGAAGTTCAGCATTCTCGCCGAGCCTGCGGTTCGCCGCAAGGAAGAGCTTGTAATCGCTGTAGTCGATTGGCCAAAATCTCCTCGCATATGTATATTCGACATCATGGATCAACACAGCTTCTTTGGCAAATCCCAGGAGCCGTGTCAGAACTTTCCTGAGCGGCTTCGGCGTATCATCGCTACCCGCTCCGTTGTAGCATGCCGCCAATTCTTCGTAGGTCAGAAGTTCGAACCATTTCGGTGTTTTCAGCCCCAGTTTTGTTATGGTGTCTCGCATAACGTGTGCTTCTGCAACGCTAATTTTCAATTTGCTCATAATCTTATCTCCCTTCTTCAACTTGTTTACTTAATGCTGCCCAATCGCAGCCTTCGCCGTGAACGAATTCAGCCCAGCGCTTGCGGATTACGTCGCAGTATTTCTCGTCGAGTTCCATGAGGAACGCCCTGCGTCCGGTCTGCTCGGCGGCGATGAGTGTACTTCCCGAGCCTCCAAAGAAATCTGCGACGAGGTCACCCTTTTTTGATGAATTTTTCATGAGATAGATGAGCATCTCGACGGGCTTCATAGTCGGATGCAGCTCGCTCTTTTTAGGTCTCGCAAATTCCAAGACAGTGGTCTGTGAAAAATCGCTGAACCAGCTGTGAGCCGCTCCGTCCTTCCACCCGTAAAGGATCGGCTCATGAATCCACTTATAGTCCTGTCGTCCAAGCACTAAACTGTCCTTCTTCCACACGAGACACTGCCTGAGTTTCAAGCCCGCCGCAACGCATGCGCTCCGAAAATTGAGACCCTCGGTATCGCTGTGAAAAAGATAAAATGACGCCCCCTGTTTCATGATGTCATGAGCGCACTTGAAGGCCGAAATCAGGAAGTTCCTGAAGTCGCCGTCCGACATGTCGTCGTTCTGGATCGTCATGCCGGTGCCCCCCTCGTAGGCGACATTGTACGGAGCGTCCGTGACGAGAATATCTGCCGACTCGCCGTGCATCAGAGTCTTGACATCATCGTTATTTGTCGAATCTCCACACATGAGCCGATGGATCCCGAGCTGATAGATTTCGCCGCGCTTACTTATCGGCTCCTCTGGAGCCTCCGGAACTTCGTTCGGATCGGTCATGCCATCCGTCACGACATCGTCCTCTTTGCCGTTCAGAAGAGCTTCAAGTTCAGAACTGTCGAAGCCCAGAAGCGAGAGGTCGAAGTCCATCTCCTGAAGTTCCGAAAGCTCGATCGGCAGCAGCTCGTAGTCCCAGTCCGCGATCTCGTTCGTCTTGTTATCGGCGATGCGATACGCCTTGATTTGTTCAGGCGAAAGATCGGTCGCGACATGCACCGGAACTTTCTCAAGTCCCATCTTTTTCGCCGCCTTCCAGCGGGTGTGTCCCACGATTATCACCCCGTCATTGTCGACGACGATCGGCTGGCGAAACCCGAATTCCCGAATACTTTTGACGACCGCATCGACCGCTCCATCATTAATCCTCGGGTTCTTTTCGTAGGGTCTGATTTCGTCCACGTTTTTCAATTCGACATTCATATCGTTTCTCCCGTTTTGTTTTTGGATTCCTTGATTATCTGACTCACCCTGCGGACGCTTATCCCCGCAAGATGGCTTATCTCTTTTCGCGTCGCGCCCCGTTCGTGCATCGAGACGACGAGCGCCTGTCTTTCAAACTTCGAATCTTCCGCCGGAACATAAAGTGCGCCGGTATGGTAACGCCGCAGTTCCCGGAGAAGTTCCGCCGGCAGTACATCCCGGGCATTCACATAATTTTTCATCTGGTTTTCCTTTATGGTTTTTTCCGATGTTAGGAAATTCGGATCGCGCACGCGATAAAACCCTAAAACAATAAAAATTTATATAGATATATAACTTTATTACTAACTTCCTAACACATGAGTTATTTTGTTGATTATCAGCACTTTAAGTGTTAGGAAATGCCTTTCCTAACAAGTTCCTAACTTCCTAACAAAGCCCCCTTCCTGTTAGGAGTTTTTTGGCAAAACTCCTAACACTTCCTAACAAAAACTCCTAACAGTAATCAGGGGGTATATTCCGGACAAAATACCTGTCGCCTTTCATTTTCAGGATGTCCCGTGCGATCAGTTCGTTTATCGCGTCGAGCCGTTCTTTTGCCGTGCTTCCTTTTCCGGCGTAATGAGAAATATCCCGTAACCCGGCCCCGGATTTACCCTCTCTCTGTACGGCCTTGAATACCCGCTTGAACAGTTTTTCCCTGAGCTTTATGAACTCATTCCCGTCCTCAATCCCCGAAAGCATTTTTTCGGCATGCGAGAAAAACCAAAGAATCAGTTTCTCGGCTCCGGCCCATGCCCGATCAGTTAGAATAACTTTTTCGCTTTGGGTCGATAAATCATTCGTGATTGAAAGCATCACCGCGAAGCGCGGCCCGTATTCATTTACCAATCTTCTCCAGTTTGGATGAAGGCTTGGAGGGCTTTCTTTCTTGAACATTTCGGAAAGGCTCCCAAGATAGCCTTCCGGAACCGTAACAACCCCCCGTTTCCTGCGGAAAGACTCCACGCAGAGTATGAGTTTATTCATGGTGTCCGCCGGGTCTATCTTTGCCGGATTTCCGAAAAATTCAGGCATCTTGCAATAAAGAAAACGCCCAAGAAAACCATCGCTTATATCAAGCTTGCTGACAATCGACTCAAAAACTTCAGGCTGAATATTTGCCATAATATTCGGGTAACAGTAATCCGTGGTACGCAGACTAGAGTTGCCCTTCGACGAAAATGAATGCTTGAAAAATCCTTTATTAAAAGCCTCCGTCAGAAACACTGTGGCATAGTGTTGCCAGTGATTGGGATTGAGCCACTTCGAAAATTCTGAAATCGTTATAAGTCCATTATTTCTAGCGATAAGAGCGTCCGCTATCCCTTCGGCGCTCCCGGCTGTCGCAATCCCCCAATTGAAATGCTTTGCCAGAAGATCAAGGATGTTTCCGATATCCTTTCCCGATGCCGAATTCGCCGCAAGCATCGCATAAACATTCGCCACCTGACCAAGTGCGGTATCGATATAAACACGTGCGAGTCCAGGGCCTATTTTAAGGTAATCGCTCAGATTATGCTTCGGCCTTTCGTCTCGTTCACTCAGGGCGCACCCGGCAATCACTATCGCTTTAAGCAAAGCCGCTTCAAGCGGCAGCCTTGGCTTCGTGACACGGCTGAAAAGTTCCGTTATCAACCCAAGGCATGTGCCGTCGAGAACAGCTCTTATATCATCGTTCGAAACTTTGTTCCATGGCTTGATCCGAGGCTTCTCTTCCGGTTTTATCTGTGTGATGATCCCGGAAATATCCACAGCGGGAAAGACCGATGGGATTATCTTATCGATTTCCGGCTCCTTGAGTCTGCGAAGGGCATGCCAGTCGTTGTCCCTGCAGCCATTATGATGGCACTTGAACCCTATCGCACCATTCGATTGTTGGGTAATAACCGCGCTCCTATTATTATGCTCGGAATTGAACGGACATATTTCAAAGACCCATTTCCTGCCGTCTTTCCATGCGCTGGGGCCTTCGGCCTCTGGACAGTGTCTCACAATCCAATCGTCAAGATTGAAAGAGTCGCCAGACTGTTGCAATGATGGCTCAGTCTTTGATGTTTCGCCCGCCAACTCCTTCAGTTTTTCAATCGGAACTATTTCCAAATTTTCAGGCGTTTCAATAATCTTCGCAATCCTGAAAATTCTATTTGCTACCTCATCACCCTTTCGGTTCCAAGTCCCCGGCAGTCGCCATATCCGGGCGAGATTATGGACGCTCTGGTCTATATGCACCTTATCATCGTTTACGCTCGAAAGAGCCTTCAAACATGCCTGAACAAGTCCGCTGTCGTCGGGCGGAAGATCAATGCGGTACATAAGTTGCGCACCGTTGCCTGAATCCATAAAAAGTGGACTCGTCCACCCCATGGATTTCAACCCTTCACTGATCTCAAGAGCTTTGTAAAGAGCGGCGTCATGCTCTTCTTCGGTAGCCGATATTCCCGATGGCCTCATCGGATCGCAGTCGATCAGGAACCAGCGGCGGTTGACGATGTCCGCGTCACCGGTCGTCGAATCCTTGCCAGCCGCTTTCATCCTGTTCGCCGACCGCGCCAGCAGAGCCGGATTAACCGGGTTCGGCGTTACATAGACGCCTCGAGCCGAGATATTCTCCAGAGCCTTCGGCACATCGTCGATATGTTCAAAATCGAAGTACCCGGACTCCGTATGCTCATGCCGATACCCGGGCGTCGTAGCATTCAAGGCACGGATCTCGAAGACGTCGCCCGGCCTGAAAAACAGCCGCAATGCTCGTGTGATGTCCGTATTATATGGCAATTTTTCTGACCTTTTCCATTATCCAGCATCTGTTGAGTTCGACAACATCGCGTCTGGTCATAGGACGGATTCCGCATTTGTAGCTAAGCTCGGCATCAAGCTCAATCAAATCCCTTTCGCACAAGGGACAAATCTGCCCCATCCTTGACTTGTAAAGCTGAACGAATTTCTCATGGCATCGGGAACATTTTACTTTCTTTTTCATAGCTCTTCTTTCTATTTAGAATGGGACGAAGTCCCCTTCATTTGTTTCTTCTACTTCACACGGCACGGCGTCATCCCATCCAGGTTCAGGGATATATCCGGGGATCGCCTCCAGCTCGCAATCGACGACCCGGTCGAATTTCTCGCCCGCCACCGATTTTACGACGATCTTCGACGGCATCGCCAGGAGTCCTTCCTCCGCTAGGAGAACGGCCTCCTCTGCGGTCTTCGGCGGCGGCGCATGGGAGCGTTTCCGCCACCATGCCTCAAACTTTGTCCGCACGTAGTCCATGTGTTCCGGACACACCCATTCGCTGATATAGTGATTAAAGCCGACGCAGTATTCGACCCGCATCGTCCTCGGCGTATTATCCTCGCCATAGCGTTTGATATGAACGTAGTATGCTATATTCTTGACTTCGTAATCCATATAGTTGATTTGCCCGGTAATGATTCCTGAGGTTGATGCCGAGCTATCGTGTTTTTCCTTTTCAGGCGGCGAAAATTCATAGCCGCAGTCCGGGCATTTCTGATATGCCGCATGGATCACGGAACAGCATTCCGGACACTTCTTTGCCGGGGCCTCACCGTTGCCTTTGCCAGGTTCTTTTATCTTTATCGAATCGACCGGGCCATGCCGCATGATGTTGCCGCCGAAGTCCAGGACAAGGCAATTTGTTTTCCCAGGATAAAGACGGAAACCTCTTCCGACCATCTGATAGTAAAGACCCGCCGACATAGTCGGCCGCAATAGAACCACACAGTCGATATTCGGCGCGTCAAATCCCGTAGTCAATACGCCAACATTTACAAGGTATTTTATTTTGCCGGATTTGAAATCCGCTATATATTGTTCCCTGAAGAGCGACGATGTTTCGCCAAAAATACACTCGATTTCGGCATTATGTTCCTTTCGCAAAGTGGCCGCTATATGTTCGGCATGTTTTATTCCTGACGCAAATATTAAACAGGCTTGCCTGTCCTTTGTATAAGACGCTATTTCATTGCATGCGGAAAGAACAAGATTCTCATCGTCCATCAGCTCTTCTGTTTCATTGGCTATAAATTCGCCGCCTCTTATATGAAGCTTTGAAGTGTCAACTTCGCGTCTGCCTGCCTTCGAAATTAATGGGCAAATATAGCCCTGTGTAATAAGCTCCTTTACCCCGATCTCGTAACAAACATGATTTAGTAAATTTTCAGGAGCGCATATCATCCCCGACTTCATCCTGTACGGAGTCGCCGTCAACCCGATCAGCCGGACATTCGGATTTATCTTTTTCATGTCGGCAAGGAAAGATTGATACATCCCTTCGCCATCCGGCGGAATGAGGTGACACTCGTCCACGACTATAATTTGGAATGCGCCCAGCTCGTCCGCTTTTTTATAGACCGACTGAATCCCCGCGATGATGACCGGAGCGAGTGTATCCCGGCTTTTTAAGCCGGCCGAATAAAGCCCGACCATCAGTTCCGGTGCGATGGCGTTCAGCTTGTCGAACGCCTGCTGAAGAAGCTCCTTCACATGCGCCAGAATCAGCACTCTTCCGTTCCAAAGAGTAACGGCATCCTTGCAGATCGTGGCCGCAATCGGCGTCTTGCCGCCAGCCGTCGGGATCACGACGCAAGGGTTATCATTCCATGTACGCAGGTGATTATAAACAGCCTCGACAGCTTCTATTTGATATGGCCTCAATTGCACTTCTTATAAACTCCATAATTTCCGTCGCTCCGTAGTGAGCGGAGCGAACGGAGTTTGAGCAACAGTAAAAGTAAGCTTCGCTTACCGCTTCCAGGGTGGGGTGTTGTTTTTTGCCTGGACCGCGGGAGCCGCCGGGGCTACCGATGCTTCACGTTTCGCATAACCTTTTATCTCGTTTGTCAGCTCATCGGAATCCTCGCGCTTTTTGCATTTGACGGATATTTCCAACGGCAGATTATGCAGCTCCACAGAGTCCTTGGGCTGCATTACGCCGACCGCGTGACATATCGCCGAAAGTTCGCCCCTAGCGATCTGCACCGCCTGCTGGTTCGGGTTATCGAGATTGAGTCTCGCCCAGACTTTTCTGCCCTTGAATTCGCCATCGATGATCTCGAGAGTGAGCTCAAGAAAATGTCCGTTCCCGGACTTGGTCGGCTTTACTTCCGACTCCACGATTACGGCGTTATACTTTCCTGCCGGGACGGCTTCCAGCGCTTCCGCCGGGGCCACTTCGTTCGCATTGAAATTCAGTGTTGACATTGTCAATTCTCCTTATTTTTATTGGTCGTTATTTCTGGATTTTTAAAAACTCTTCGATCTGTGAATTCCTGTTTTTTACCACGGTTCCAGTCTGAGACCGGACGGTAATAGCCGACTGGCCGACTCCATATTTCGCATTTTCTTCCGCATTTAGCCATCCTTCACCTCCAGTCCTCTGGGCAGATTTTTGAGCTCAATGTCAGGATGCCGCTTGATAACGGAACCTGATTCTGTTCTGATCAACTGCATGGCGTACTTCTTTTTGCCGCAGTAGTCATTAAGCTGATGAAGCTGCTCCATCGCAAGCTTCCGCCTGTGGAAAACCACACTTATTATCTGCCTTGTCCGGCGTTCATAAATGACCCATTTCCTGCGGATCATTTCTGCACCGGGCCGGACAGCGCCTGCATGAATGCATCCCATGAAAGCGGAAGTTCCGCAGGCAGATTGAAACGGTTTTTCGCCACGCACGCCGGGCCGCCGAGTGTGCGAATGATCCGTTCTCCGCCATCAGCTCCGACCGGCGCCGCGATAGTTCTTTCACGGTTGAATCCGGCGTCTTCCTTCTGAGTCCTGAAGCGTCTCGTGGCAAAAAGAACCGCATCCACCCATTCGGAAATCAGAGCTGCGGCATGCCTGTGAAGACGTGGCGTATACCTGTCATAGGCAGATGATTCCGGGTCTTCGAAACGCTCGACTTTCGCGTGCGCAATGAGTATGCATGCCATCCCTTTTTCGTTTCTGAGATGTTCAAGGGCGTTGATCATTTTCCGCCAGTAGCTCAGTGCGTGAACGTAACCACGAGCATAACCTCCATCTGCTTTTTCGACGGATTTGACC